CCCTGATCTTCCGGTATTCTCGGCGTGGGATTTGGGTCACTCGGACGCCACTGCAATCTGGTTTTACCAGATAGTAAATGGTGAGGTCCATATAGTCCACTTTCTGGAAGGCACTGGACGGGATGCAGACGATTGGCTGGATGAGCTAGAAACACTGCCCTACGCTTTGGGAACTCCGGCCCTCCCCCATGATGCCAAAAACAAGACCTTTGCTACTAAGCTTTCTGCCCGTGAAAGATTTATCCATAGGGGTCTTACTCCCTACATTGTCCCAAATATGTCCGTCGCTATGGGCATACAGGCGGCACGTGCATTAATCCCCTCAGTATGGTTTAATACCGCCAGTAAGGCGGTCGAAAAGGGGTTGGAACACCTAGAAGCCTACCATTATGAATGGGACGAAGAGGCTAAGGTATTCAGCACTACGCCTGAGCATGACGAACACTCCCACCCGGCAGACGCCTTTAGAATGCTGGCGCTTTCCAAGAATGTAACCGAACAGTGTAACAAAACCCGTCGTACTACGCAATCCTCCCCCAAGTATTTCAACACCCCCCTAGGTCGCGCACTGAACCTAGAAAACCTCTGGCAAGACCGCAAGGATCGCAATAACCGGAGAGTCTAAAATGGCTGATAAGCAGCAAGAGAAAAACCCTTGGCCGACTAGACTCAATTCGTGGAACGAGTTTAGCCGCAAATTCCATGAGCGGGGCTGCAAGATAGAATCACGCTACGAAGACGACCGGGAAGCGATGGGACAAGATGACCCATCTTCCCTAGGTGGGCAGTATAAGCGTGTGAACCTGTTTTATAGTAACACTACAATCCTTAAAGAAAGCCTCTATAACAGTCTTCCAAAGCCCGACGTGTCGCGCCTGCATAAAGGCGAGTTCGATAACGACCCCTCTCGCGTCGCGGCATTAATCGTACAGCGCGGACTCACATACGAAGTCCATTGCGCCAAGTATTTTGATGAAGGAATGAAGTCTGCCATTCTGGATAGGCTGGTCCCCGGCATGGGTACTGTATGGATGACGTTTAAGCCGCCCGAAGAGGGCAAGCCGGAAGAGGTTGCAGTAGACTTTGTTCACTGGAAAGACCTGATATACGAACCCCGGCGAAAGTGGGAAGAGTGCATGTGGGTTGGCCGCAAGCTGCATCTTGACCACGACGAGGCTAAAAAGCGGTGGGGCGAGCGGGTGGCTGAAATGCCCACTCAAAAGAACAACAATTATATCATCGCACCGGACCTGATCGACAAGGGTAAGGTATGCGTAATCCAGATGTGGGACAAGGCGAAGAAGGAAGTCCTGCATTTGACGGAACAGGGCACGATTCTGGATCGGGTGAAAGACCCGTACCAACTTCACAACTTCTATCCATGCCCGAAGCCCCTGATTGCGTCGCCACCGACGAGTAAATTCCTGCCATTGCCTGATTACTATATGGCGCAGGATCAATATACCCAAATGGATACCATTTACGCGCGCATGAACCTCATTGTAGAGGCGTGCAGAGTCGCTGGTATCTATGATGCGTCTCAGCCCGAGATAGGCCGGATGCTTTCCGGCACTGAAAACAAGCTAATTCCGGTCGATAATTGGGCAATGTTTGCTGAAAAAGGCGGTGCCAAAGGTACAATTGATTGGTTCCCCGTTGAAGTCATTACCGGAGTGCTGCAACAGCTAGTCGCAACATATGGATTCCTGAAGGATCAGCTATTTGAAGTTACGGGCATGGCGGATATCATTCGCGGCTCGTCAAATCAGTACGAAACACTAGGCGCGCAGCAGATTAAAGCGCAGTTTGCTTCTGTTCGCATGACTGCAATGCAAAGGGACGTGGCTTTTTTCGTCCGAGACAGCCTAAGAATCATCGCAGAACTGATGTGCCAACTTTATACTGATGAAAAGCTATCTGCGGTATGTGGAACGTTGCCCCAGACAGATCAGCAGTTCGTTCAAGCTGCTTTGGAGATACTGCGCGACGATTTTCAGACAAAATATACCATTGATATCGAGGCTGATTCACTTACTCAGGCGGATTGGGCGCTTGAACAGCAGCAAAGGATGGAATTGACGCAGACTCTATCGCAATTCCTCGCATCGGCAGTTCCGGCTATCGAAAGCAACCCAGCACTAGCACCTTTGATGATGCAAATTCTCAAATTCTCGCTTGTAGGATTCAAGGGTAGCGCGGAACTGGAAGGTGCATTGGATTCTGCTATGGCGGCGCTGGAACAGGCTGGCGGATTGCCAGAAAAGCCGGACCCGGAAGCTGCAAAGGCACAAATGGAGGCTCAAAAGATGCAGCAAGAGCTACAATTGGCTCAGCAAAAGCAGGCCGGCGATATGCAGATGGCGCAGCAGAAAGCAGCACTGGAAATGCAGCTCAAGCAACAGGATATGCAGCTACGCCGCGAAGAGCATATTATGGAGATGCAATTCCAGCGTGAAAAGCACGAACAAGAGATGCAATTTGAGCGTGAAAAATTCGTGGTTGAGTCTCAGAAGCAGGCCATTAAGGGCGCACAGGAAATGCGGCAAAATGAGCAGAGATTTGAGCATGAAAGATTGCAGGATGACGCACGCCTAGGAGCGGAACTGGCAGAAGGCCAGCAAAGGACGGCGGCAGAGGTAGCAAGTAAGAAGGCGGTAGCGAAGGCAGTTCCGAAACCCACCACAACCCCAAAGGGGAAGTAAAATGGGATTCCTCAAGAAATTGAAAAAGGTAATCAAGAAAATTGATCCAATTGGGTCAAAAATTCACGAAAAAACAGGCGGCAAAGTTCAACAGGCTGTAGCTAAAGCTACTAGCGGTGGCGTACTCGGTAAATTGGCAAAACTGGACCCGGCAATGTCGGCTGTTAGGCGGTCTTCACTAGGGCAGGCTTTGCGTAGTGGTGTGGAGCCAATGCGACGGCCAGCGGCACCCCCGGTAGCCCCTCCTGTAGCCCCTGCGGCTATGGGTGCGCCTGCCCCAGCAATGGCAGCCCCGCCAGTTCCCATGAGTGCGCCTGTTATGGCCCCGCCAATGGGTGGCGTAATGCCCCCGGCCGGTCCTATGGGTGGAGCGGCCCCCCGTGCGCAGGCTCTTCGTGGCATGGGTGGTGGCATGGGTATGGGTAGGATGAGAAGGCCAGGATATTGATATGCCGTACAAGTCGGAAAAACAGGCGCGGCTTATGCGAGCGGTAGCCCATAATCCTAAGTTCGCAAAAAAGGTGGACATTCCGCAGTCTGTAGGCCGTAAATTTGAGCAGCATAAGAACCCTAAAGCGAAGGCTTTGCGGGGGTACTAATGATCTATCCATATAAGTGCAGCCGATGTGGAGCGTCATATGACAGAGTATGCTCACTGGCGGAATACGAGCGAAACCCGTCCATACCCTGTCTATGTGGAGCCGATATGGGGCGTGTCCTCACTGCCCCTTCAATGCTTCTACATACTAAACCATTTGAGCCATTCAAATCGCCCGTGGATGGCTCCCTCGTTTCCTCACGGCGGGAACTACAGGAGCACAACAAACGGAATAATGTCGTCAACACGCATGACGGCTATGATGAAAAAGCAATACTCGGATGGACAAATAAAGACCTACAAAAGCCGCTTGATGAGGAGCGGAAGAAAGACCTAAAAGATGACATGCAAAAGGCTATCACAAAGCTGGAAGAAGGTTACACTCCCCATCCTGCCCGCGAAGATGAGATTATCCCATGAATGGCGAATTCGACAACATTAATGATGACGTAAGGGCTGCATTCAATAGTGTGGCCGCAGCAGAGAATGTTCCGGCCGCCCCTGAACCGACTACTTCTGATGTTATTCCTCCCCCGAAAGTAGAAAGCAAGACGGAAGGCCAGCGCGACGCGCATGGTCGGTTTTTGCCTAAGGACAAGGACAGTAAAGACGAAATCCCACCTATCACTGAACCGAAGGCCCTTGCCGCCCCGGTAACGCCCCCTGTATCTGCGACACCGCCCGATCCAAATGCTCCAGTTAAACTGGACTCTACGAAACCCCCTCAGGGGTGGACGCCTGCATTGAAAGAAAAGTGGGGCACTATTCCTGAGGATATTCGGGGTGAAATTATCCGACGGGAAGAGGATATGGCGGCTGGCGTACAGCGCCTAATGCAACAGACGGAACCGGCACGAGAAGTATGGAATGTGCTAGAGCCTTATGCACAGTATTTTGAGCATATCGAATTGGAACCGGCTGAATATCTCACTCAGATGATTGCCTCTGAGCAGGTATTGGCCCTAGGAAATCCTGCCCAGAAGTTCACCCAGCTTTTGGAGATTGCTGATGGATATGGCATTCCGATCCGGCAGGCTTTGGATCAAGCCATGGGTGGAAAGCTGCAAGCTTTTATAGAAGAATCCCATAAGCATCATCGCACGCCTCCTAGCCTCCCCCCTGAGGTAGCTAGGGAGCTACAGGAACAGCGGGATTGGCGCGCAAATCTTGAAGCCACAGCAGCTAAGAATGAGCTAGAGGCATTTGCAGCAGATAAAACAAAGCATCCGTTCCTAGATCAAGTGCGGGATCAGATGGCGGATGTGATTGAAAATGGTATCTGTGAAACCTATGAAGATGCCTATGATTATTGTGTATGGAAAAATCCTGATCTGCGCGCACGTGCAGCGGCACAGGCAAATGGCGGTAGCCAATTGAATGGCGTTCAACAGCGCCAAGTAGCGGCGGCGGCAGTCGTGCCCCCGGCTTCGTCCGGGCTATCGACCACGGCAGGCGACGGCCTAGGGGACGATATCTACGCGGACGTTCGCAGGGCTATTGCAGCGCAGTCGCAAGGGGTGTAGGATGCAAAAATCGGGTGGGGGCTATCGACACCGTGTAGCCCCCATCACGTGAGGCTGACCCTCGTAATGCGAAGTGAACGCACCTTCCATTAACCTCTTCTGAGGACAGCCCAAATGGCATTCCCGAACGTAAGCGATATCATCGCTACGACAATCGAATCCCGTACCCGCAAGATCGCGGATAATGTGACGAAGAACAACGCCCTACTGATGAGGCTTTCCCAGAAGGGCAAGCAGCGTACTTTTAGCGGCGGCCGACTCATCTATGAAGAGCTGAGTTTTGCCGAGAATGGCAATGCCGGTTGGTACAGCGGCTATGACCTGTTGCCCGTTGCGGCGCAGGATGTGCTTTCGGCGGCACAGTTCGATATCAAGCAGGCTGCATGTCCGGTCGTGGTTTCTGGCCTGGAAATGTTGCAGAATGCCGGCCCCGAACAGATGATCGACCTGATCGGCGCACGCATCGACGTGGCTGAGTCCACAATGCGCAATCTGGTGTGTGGCGGTTTGTATAGCGACGGCACCGGCTCAGGTGGCAAGGAAATTACCGGCCTTAATGCCGCTGTTCCGTTGGACCCAACTACTGGCACGTATGGCGGCATTGACCGTGTTACTTGGACCTTTTGGCGCTCCAAGCTGGTCAACGTCACTTCGACTGCCACGATTCAAGCGAATTTTAATGCCCTATGGGCAC